CCCGGCCACATTGTGCGCCCCGGCGGCATGTACCTGCGTGAGGTGGCCGGCACGATGGGCGTGGCTGCCGGCCGCTCCGAGGTGGCCCGCAAGTTCCTGGCCACCGGCGCCGACTGGCTGTTCATGGTCGACACCGACATGGGGTTCGCCCCGGACACGGTGGCCCGGCTGGTGGCCAGCGCCACCGAACACGAGTCGCTGGTGCTGGGCGGACTCTGCTTCGCGATCAAGCGGGACACCGACTTGGCGCCGGCCCCGTTCCACGGCCAACGGTTCCGGATCATCCCCACCCTGTACACCTTCCACGAGGTGGCCGAGACCGGCGAAAAGGGCTTCCGCTCGATCGGCAAATACCAGCGCGATGCCTGGCAAGAGGTAGCCGGCACCGGCGCCGCCTGCCTACTGGTGCACCGGGACATCCTCGCCGAGCTGGGCCCGGAACCGTTCGCGCCGATGACCATCAAGGGCGCCGGTGGCAACGGCACCGACCGCACCTACAGCGAAGACCTGTCGTTCTGCGTGCGGGTGGCAGCGGCCGGCGCCAGCGTGGCGGTGGACACCTCGATCAAGACCACCCACCACAAGGGCGGGGTGTTCCTGGATGAGACCGCGTACGCGATGCAGCAGGAGACGTTGATCCAGGCCAAGGGCCAGGAGATTGCTCGTACCGCACGGCTGGCCATGGGAGGCGCACCACGATGACGATGCCCAGCGGGGTCACCCCGGCCTACTCCGGTGGCCGGGTCACCGACTACGCGTTCACCTACAACCCGGACACGGTGCTGACCTCTGAGGGGCTGTCGGCCGACCACAACATGGTGGGCTGGACGTTCAACCCGGCGATGATCCAGGGCGGGACGATCCTGCCCACCGCGGGCCTGTTGCACGTGGTCCGGGTGAAAATCACCAGCACCGTGATCACGAACATCGTGATGCACGTCAGCACCGCCGGGGCCACGCTGACCGCCAACCGCAACCTGGCGGCGATTTTCAACTCGGCCGGTGCGCTGCTGGGCGCCGGAGCGGTCACCGCGGACCAGTCCACCGCGTGGTCCTCTACCGGGCTGAAAACCATGCCGCTGAGCGTCGCGCAGGCGGTGTCCGGCAGCTCGGTGTACGTCGGGTTCTACGCCAACGGCACCACCCTGCCGACCTTCTCCCGGGCCGGCACCGCCCTGGCCGGGGTCAGCAACGTGGGCCTGGCCGCACCCAATTTCAAGTACGCCACCGCGGACACCGGCCTGACCACGGCGATGCCGGCCAACATCGGTACGCAGACCGCGATCGCCACCACGTGGTGGGTCGGCCTGTCGTAACGGCCCCGCACCACGATGACCGATAATGACCAGGGCAGGCGACAGGAGACGGAATTGACGACCAACATCGGTGACGGGCGGGCGTTGCGCGTCTGTGACCTCTGCGGCGGGGTGGACGACCACCCGCGGCATGTCCTTTCGGGCAACGTGGCCAACATCTTTCCGATCCCGAGCGGTGCCATGGCGCGGCGGGTGATGGCCAACGCGGCGCACCTGCCCGAGGCCGAGCAGGATCGGCTGCTCGCCGAGCTGGTCGATACCGCGTCCTCCGATCGGCACCTGGACTGCTGCGCGGCTGCCGGCTGCCCCACCAACACGTGTGGGCTGCAGGTGGTCGACGCGCCCGGCACCGGCGCGGCCATGCTCGAGCACCTCACGTCCATCAAGGATCGGTTCGCGGACCGGCCCGACGTTGTAAAGGCGGTCTGACGTGACGGTCGGGCTCTCGGCGGTCAACACCGCCAACGCGTGGCTCAATGTCATCTCCGGGACCACCTTCACCGGGGCGGCCGGGTCGTTCATCCAGCTACACACCGGCGACCCGGGCGCGTCCGGCACCGCCAACGTGTCCTCGGTGACCACCCGGCCCTCGCAGACCTGGAACGCCGCGTCCGCCGGTTCCAAGTCGGCCAGCGGCACGCCGAGCTGGACGTCCTGGGCGGGCACCTCCCCGGAGACGGTCACGCACTTCTCCGACTGGTCCGCCAGCTCGGCCGGCACGTTCTACTTCTCGGTCACCGCGACCGCCCCCAAGACCGTGCAGACCGGCGACACCCTGACGCTCAGCTCCATGTCGATCAGCCAGTCGCCGATCGCGGCCTGACCGGCGGATAGGTGGCCGCCACCGTCCGGTCCTCGGCCACCGCCGTCACCGACACGGCGCTCACCACCATCGCCCCCGCGCTGCCCACGGGCTGGCAGCCGGGGGACGTCTGCTACATCGGGGTCACCCTCACCGCAACCAGCGCGAGCATCACCACACCCACCGGCTGGTCCGCGGTGGTGCCCACGTTCACCCCGGCCGGCTCGACCAGCGGCAAGACCGCGGTGTTCCGGCGGGTGCTGCAGGCCGGCGACACCGGCCCGACGATCACCACCACGGCCGCGCGCAAGGTGGCCATCGCGGTCGCCGTCAGCGGCGCGGACGGGATCACCCCGGAGGACGTCACCGCGGTCAGCGACGTCAACACCGGCATCGTCTATCCCAACGTCCAGGCCCCCTCGATCACCCCGACCAGCACGAACTGCCTGCTGCTGTGCTTCCTGGCCACCCGCAACGGCACCGGCACATCCACCATGACGTGGGCGCCGCCGTCGGGGATGAACGAGGAGGCCGAGTCCGACAACGCCAGCGCGGCGAGCACCACCGTCGGCATGGAGCTGGCCTCGCTGCCGCTGACCACGGCCACTGCCACCGGCACCAAGACCGCCACGGTGACGTTCTCCTCCGGAACGTCCTCGGCCCCTTCCGGCGCGTCCATCGCGGTCCGGCCGATCACCGGGGTGATCGAGGCCGGTACCACCGCGTATGCCACCGCCAACGCGACCACGGTCACCACGGCCAGCCTCACCCCGCCGAACAGCTCCCTGCTGGTGGCCTACTGCTCGATGGGTAACGGCGCCGGCTCGGCGAGCTCGCTGGGGGCGGTCACCGACTCGCTCGGCGGCACCTGGACCCGGCTGGCCGGGGAGGCGTCGGCCACCGGTGGTGTGGCTGAGGTGTGGGCCCGAGACATCGGCACCGGCGCGGCCATGACGGTCACCTACGACCCCGGCGGCGCCGGGGCGTCCGGGTTGGGCATCGTGGTCAAGGCGTACACCGGCGCCGCCGCGGTGGCCAGCCAGACCGGTGCGACCGCGGTGAACGCCGGGGGCACCGCGTACTCCGTCTCGATCACCACGACCACGGTCGGCAGCCTGGTGGCCGGCGCGCTCGGCCGGGCCTCCGACGCACAGACCGTAGTGCCGAACGCCAGCACCGTCTGCCTGGGCCGGGTCAACGGCAGCTCCGGGGACACCGCCGCGGCGTTCCGCTCGGCCGGCAACACGACCAGCCCGGGCGCGACCACGTTCGGTTTCACCAACGCCGCCGCCGGGGTCAACCGGATCGCGGCGGTCGAGATCCTGCCCGGCGGTGGGGCGGTCACCCAGACCGCGACTGCCACCCTCGCGGTGACCACCACCCTGACTGCCGGCGCCCAGCTCAGCGCGGTCGCTGCCGCGCCGCTCGTGGTCACCACCACCCTGACCGCCGCCGACGCCGGCACCCGGCCCGCTGCCGCCACCCTGGCGGTGACCTCGACCCTGGCGGCCGGGGACACCCGGACCGCCGTGGGCGGCGCCACCCTCGCCGTCACCACGACCCTGGCCGCTGCTGATCAGCTCGCCGCGGTCGCCGCCGCGCCGCTGGCGGTGACCACCACCCTGACCGCCGCGGATACCGGCTCGTATGTGGCGGCGGCGAGCCTGCCGGTGACCACCAGCCTGGCGGCCGGCGCGGCCGGCACCCGCCCGGCCGACGCGTCCCTGGCGGTCACCACCGCGCTGGCGGCGGCCGACTCCCGGACCGCGCTGCAGGACACGGCGCTGGCCGTGACGACCAGCATCACCGCCGCCGACTCCCGGACCGCCCTGCAGGATGCCAGCCTGCCGGTCACCACTACCCTGACCGCGGCGCTGGCGCACACCGCCCTACCGGACGCGTCTCTGCCGGTCACCACCACCCTGACCGCGGCCGACACCGGCACCCGACCCGCCGCTGCAGCCCTGGCGGTCACCACCACGGTCACCGCGTCCACCGGTGGCAACCCGCAGGCCGCCGCGGCCCTGGCGGTCACCACCGCCCTGACCGCCGGTGCCGCGTACACCGCGGTCGCGACCACCACACTGGCGCTGACCGCTACGGTGACGGCAGGCGCGGTCGCGTCCCGGCCCGCGGTAGCCAACCTGGCGTTGGTGGCCGCGCTGACGGCGGCGGCAGTCGGTAGTAGGGACGCGACCGCCGCCCTGGCCATCACCACCGCCCTGACCGCCACCGACGCCGGCACCCGCCCTGCGGCGGCCGCCCTCGCCGTCACCACCACCGTGACGGCGGCCGACGACCGGAGCACCGCCGGTGCCGCGGCGCTCGCGGTGACCACCACCCTGGCCGCGGGGATCGTCCCGCTGCGGGTGGTGGGCGCCGTCCTGGCGGTGCTGGTAACGGCGGTGGCGGACGCGGACGCGGCCCACCTGTCGACCGTGCGCGCGGCCGGCGCGGCGACCCTGACCACCCGCCGGACCGGCACCGGGCTGGCCACCAACCGGCGCGCGGGCGCCCCCGCCGTAGCGGCGCAGCGGATCAGCGCGGGCGCGTTCGCCACCACCGGCAGCACGCCCCATATCCTTGGCTCGCGCAGTACGCCCGGTTTGAACTAGGGAGAACGTGAATGCCTGTTCTGTACGCCGGCAGCGCCGAGCTGGTCACCCTGTCCAACACCTTCACGGTGGACGGGGTTGCCACCGACCCGACAACCGTCTCCCTGACCGTGGTGGACCCGGCCGGCACGTCCACCACCTACACCTACGCCGCCGCCGCGATCACCCGCACCTCGGCCGGGCTATACACCAAGGACGTGGCGTGCACCCTGGCCGGACGCTGGCAGGCGGTGTGGACCGGCACCGGGACGGCCTCCGACGTCGTGCCGGTGATGTGGGACGTGCGCGGCACCGACCGCCTGGCGTACGCCAGCGCCGCCCAGCTCAAGGCGCGCCTGGGCCTGGATGACAGCAACACCAGCCAGGATGAGCTGATCCAGGACGCACTCGACTCGGTGAGCCTGTCCATCGACCGGTACTGCGGGCGCACCTTCGCCCGCGACGTCGTGGCCTCCGACCGGTGGGCCACGATCGGACCGTACGGCATCGAGACCGACGATTTCTGGACCACCACCGGCCTGGTGGTCACCCCGTACTCGGAGAACACCGCGCAGACCGCCTGGACGCTGGACACCGAGTTCCGGGTGGGCCCGGTCAACGGGATCCGGGACGGGGTGCCGGGCTGGCCCTACAACCGGCTGGACTACACCTACGCCGGCGTGCCCTGGGGCCGGGACCTGCTGGGCTGCTTCCGGGTGAAGGTGGCCGCCCAGTGGGGGTGGGCGGCGGTGCCCAAGGACGTGCAGTCGGCGTGCCTGATCCTGGCCGCCGCCGAGCTCAAGTTGAAGGACGCGCCGTTCGGCATCGCCGGGTTCGGCGACTACGCGGTGCGGATCACCAACAACCCGGCCGCCGAGGCGAAGCTGCGCCCGTACCGCCGGCACGCCGCGCTGGTCGCCTCGTGACCGCCAACTACGACCTCAACGCCATTTTCGATGAGCTGGCCGCGGTGTTCGACGGGATCGCCACCGGCGATGTGGTCAGCGGCACCGCGCTCACCCTGTCCGCCTACTCGGAGGTGCCCGGCCAGGTGACCGTGCCGGCGCTGGTGCTCGAGCTGGACGACCTGGCGTGGGACGTCACGATGGGCCGCGGCGCGGACGCCTGGACGATCGTTGGCACCGCGCTGGTGTCGTTCGCCGACCAGGCCAACGCCCAGCGCAAGCTGCGGTCCTTCCTGTCCGCGGACGGCGGCGCCGGTCGGATCAAGGCGGCGCTCGAGGCCGAGAAGAGCCTGGGCGGCCTGGTCTCCTACGTGCAGCTGTCCGGCGCCCGGCGCGTTGGGAAGATCACCTATAACGGTGTCGACTATCTTGGCTGCGAGCTTGTCTTTGAGGTGATGTCATGACGTTCGTACCAGGCACGTCCGTGGTCGTGCTGGCCAATGAGAAAGTCGTGACCAACACCGTCGCGTCGGCCACCGTGGACCACCAACGTGCCTACGCCGAGGTGTCCACCTTCGCCGACACCGGCGGCCGGTTCGTGCCGGGCCTGATGGGCGGCAACATCAAGCTCATGGGCCCGCAGGACGCGGTGGGCACCGACCTCTACGGCGAGGTGGCCAGCGCGGTCGGCACCGACAACGGCCTACAGATCATCGTCTGCCCGGAAGGCACCACGATCGGCAAGGCCGCCCTGTTCGCGGTCGGCGACCTCACCGACTGGGCGATCGACGCCAGCGTCAAGGACGCGGTGTCGGCCAGCCTGCAGGCCCAGGCCGATGACAGCGTGGCGCTCGGCTTCATCGTGCACGCGCTGGGCGCCGAAACGGTGGACGGCAACGGCACCGCGGTGGACCGCGGCACGGTCGGCACACCCAGCACCCACGGCGCCGAGGTGGCCATCTCGGCCACCGCCTACTCGGGGCTGACCAGCGCCGCCATCAAGATCCAGCACTCCACCGACAACTCGGTGTGGGCCGATCTGGTCAGTTTCACCACGCTGACCGCGATCGGCAGCGAACGCAAGTTGGTGGCCGACGGCACCACCGTCAACCGCTACGTCCGGGTGGTCACCGATGTGACCGGCACCGGCTCGGTCACGTTCCTCGTGGCCATGGCGCCGCGCTAGATCCGTGCCGACTCCACGTCATGCGACCCGCACGACCGACACCGAAAGGAGACTCCGTAGCCATGATGACCCTGCCTGAGCTGGAGATTCTCCGGACGGTTGTCGGCGCGGTCACCGTTGATGTGGTGCACGCTCTCACCGGACGCCAGCGGACGGCCGAGAGTCTCCGACATGACCAGGCGGTGCTCAGAGATGTATCCGGTCACGTCGGCGTTGGGATGTTCGGGCATCCGGATGCGGACATAACCGTCAGTCGCCAGGACCCTGCCGGATGTCTTGCGGGAGGCTGTAGCTCGACCGGGCATCCGCATGGAGTGGCCCCGGACGAATCGCACCGGATAGTCCTTGTACTGCCCCTTGAACACGCTGGTGAATCGGGCCCGCTCAACCTGCTGGCCACACCCGCACTCACACAGACCGGTCCTCGCCTGAATGTCGGCAGGGACCTCAACGCGCCGCTTCCCGGACGTCCTCGGATTATGCCCAGGGATCACCCGGGGCGCGTTGTACCGATGCCACGCAAGTGGCTCGATCACGCCATTGCAGCCGCACTGGCATCGGTACTCAGTCTGAGACTCCATTCTTAGACTGTAACACAGGAGGCGATTCCGATTTCATTCGTTCACGGCAAGGACATCGATTTCCAGCTGGACGATTCCGGCGGCACCCTGCGTACCATCAAGATCTACCTGGACACGGTGACCGGGCTACCGGGTGGCCGCGGACTGTCCGAGGTGACCTCCTTCGGCGACACCGGCACCAAGAGCATCCCCAGCCTGCAGAACGTCACCTTCTCCATCGCGGGCAGCTACGACTCGACGGCCACCACGGGCGTCTACACGGTGCTCTCCGGTATCCGCACGGCCACCGCCACCACGTCGTTCGTCTACGGCCCGGAGGGCACCACCACCGGCAAGCCGAAGTTCACCGGCGAGTGCTGGATGACCGGCTTCACCATCGACGCCAGCGTGAAGGAGAAGGTGCCGATCTCGGCGAGCTTCCAGGTGGACGGCGCCGTCACCGTCGGCGTCTACTAGGCCCGCCCGGATGGCCCTGGAATTCGAGGTGTCCGGCAGCGCGCAGTTACACGTGCTGGCCGCGCGGATCCGGGCCGTCGGCGACAAGGGGCTGGGTCGCGAGTTCGCCGAGGCGCTCAAGGCCACCGCCGAGCCGGTACAGGACAAGGTGCGCGAGGAATCGGCCCGGGTGATGCCGGCCGGCGGTGGCTACCGGGCGCTGTTCAGTGAGAGCCTGCGGTTCCGCACCCAGCTGCGCACCGGCGCCCGGACGGCCAGCCTGCGACTGGTCACCTACGCCGAGGGCAAGGCCGAGCGGCGCGATATCGGCGCGCTGAACTCCGGGATACTGCGCCACCCGGTGTTCGGCCGCCGCCGCAAGGCCTGGACCGTCACCCGGATCCGGGCCGGGTTCTTTGACCGGGGCACCGCCGACGCGGCCGACGAGGCCGAGAAGAAAATGCTCACCGTGATCGACAACTTTGCCAAGAGGCTGCTGTGACCGTGCAAGTCAATGTCAACATGCTCAACCCCGTGCAGCTCCGGTTCCGCGACGACGCGGACATCGCGCTGTACGGCGAGGACTGGTACCTCTACGACGAGTCGGCCATTGTCCGGCTGCCGGCACACCGGCTGGTCGAGCTGGAACAGACCAGCGGCTATCCGGTGCGCACCATGATGGCCGAGCTGCGCCGGCACAGCGTGCTCGGCGACCTGCTGGTCGCCTGGACCGCGGTGTGGCTGGTCAAACCTGAGCTGGCCGGCGACTTTGACGCGTTCACCCCGCTGACGTTCGCCATCGAGTGGCGCGCGGCCAAGATGGATGACCTGGGAAAAGACGACGTGTCCTCGCCGGACACGAGTCCGACGGACCCGACACCTACCGTCGCTTTGGTGACTATGCCGGCGGCGGGGTAGCCGAACTGCTGTCTGCGGTGGGGCCGCTGTTCAGTCTGCGGATGGGCATCGCCCCGCACCGCCTGCAGGAGTTGTCCGTACTGAGCATCGCCGAGCACATCGAGTACCTGAGGGAGGCGAGCGAGCGTGGCTGACGAGAAACGGCAGATCATCCTGGATCTGCTGGCCCGGGACAAGAGTGGCCAGGCCACCGACTCTTTCGCCCGCAACCTCGACAAACTTGGCCGCACCGCCGAGGACACCAAGCGCCAGGTCGGCACCCTGGACAAAGAGATCGTCAAGCACCAGGAGAACCTCAAGGGCCTGGCCAAGGCGTACGCCGAGACCGACGACAAGGCCACCCGGCTGGACCTGTCCAAGGCGATGCGCAGCTCCGAGGCTGAGATCAAGAAACTCAGCAAGAGCAAGAGCATCCTCGAGGCGATGCTGCCCAGCGAGGCCGAGGCGGCGCAGGTCGGCAAGAGCCTGGGCCAGCGGATCTACAACGGCCTGGACAGCATGCTCGGCGACACCGGCCCGATGGTGCCGGCGCTGGCCGGGATGGCGGTGGCCGCCGCGCCGTTCCTGGCGGCCACCATCTCCGGTGCGATCATCGGTGCGGCCGGCGTCGGCGGGGTGGTCGGCGGCGCGCTGCTGGCCAAGAACGACCCGCGAGTCAAGGCCGCGTTCGCCGACCTGGGCACCACCATGCAGACGACCCTGCAGGGCAAGGCGGTCAAGTCGTTCGCCGGGCCGCTGGTCGCCGCCGCGGGCGAGTTGCGGGCCTCCTTCAAGGCGATGAGCCCGGACCTGGACCGGATCCTCTCCAGTTCCGCGAAGTTCGTCGGGCCACTGACCGCCGGGGTCTCCGAGATGATGAGCAAGATCGTGCACGGCCTGGCCGACATGATCGCCAAGGCCGGGCCGGTCATCGACTCGATCAAGGTGGGGCTGTCCGGCATCGGCGGGGCGCTGGGCCAGATGTTCACCGACCTGTCCGGGCAGGGGGTCGCCGCAGCGACCGCGCTGGACATGGCCTTCGGCCTGGTCATCGGCACGATCAAGGGCCTGGACACGGTGCTGGTCGGGCTGACCGAGACGTTCGGCTTCCTGGTCAAGATCGGGGCGTTCGGCCGGGACGCTGCCATCCAGTACGCCGCGATTGAGGCCGCCGCCAAGAACGCCACCGCCGCCACCCAGGGCACCGCGGACGCCACCGCGGTGATGAGCGACGCCAGCAAGGCGTCCGCCCGGGTGATCCACGGCGAGGTGAACGCCCTGTCGGATCTGGCCAGCGCGCTCAAGGCGCAGACCGACCCGGCGTTCGGCTTCCTCGACGCGCAGGACAAGATGAAAAAGGCCCAGCAGGCGGCCACCAAGGCGCTCGAGGAGCACGGCCGCAAGTCGCCGCAGTACCGCGACGCGGTGCGCAAAGAGGCCCAGGCCGCCCTGATGCTCGAGGATGCCGCCGGCAAGGTGGCCGCCACCAGCGACGGCAAGATGACCCCGGCGCTGCGCTCCACCCTCAAGGCCGCCGGCATGACCGCCCCGGAGATCGCCGAGGTGGGCCGGCAGATGGAGGCGGCGCACCGCAAGGGCGACGCGTTCGCCAAGACCTACAAGGCCAACGTCAAGCTGTCCGGGATCGACGTCGGGATCGCCGAGGCCAACGCGATCCACTCGTCGTTGCGGGCGATCGCCGGAACGTACACGGCCACCATCCGGATCCGTCAGGTCGGCGCCAGCGTCGGCTCGGCGGCCGTGGCCATCGGCAAGAAACTGCAGGGCCGCGCGGTCGGCGGCCCGGTGGCCAAGGCCACCCCGTACGTGGTCGGTGAGGCCGGACCGGAATTGTTCATGCCCTCGGTCAACGGCACCATCATGACCGCCGAACAAACCGCGCGGCTGGTCCGCTCGGGCACTCGGCCCGGGGCGATGCTCGGCGGCGGGGGCGGCCGGCTGGTGGTGGACGTGCGCGGCGCCGACTCCGACATGATCCGGCTCATCCGCAAATGGATCAATAACGGGGAGCTGAGTTTCGGGTGAGCTACTTCCCCGCCGCGCCGCTGCCGGTGCGCGTGTTCATCGCCCCCGGCTACGACCCGGTGTCGCCGAGCTCGTGGACCTGGACCGAGATCACCTCCGATGTTCGGTACCGGTCCGGGGTCACCATCGAGACCGGCCGGCGCGACCAGGCCACCCACGCCGACCCGAGCAAGTGCACCCTGACCATCAACAACCGGTCCGGCACCTACTCCACCCGCAACGCGCTGGGCACCTACTACGGCCTGCTGGCCCGCAACACCCCGCTGCAGGTGCGGGTCGACCGGATGAACGACACCTTCACCCGGGTCTCGGCGTCCGGCTGGGGCACCTCCGACTCCGGGTTCGTGTGGTCGCACACCTCCACCAGCTCGTGGACGGCCGACGGCAGCCAGGGAGTCATCACCCACGCCAGCGCCAACCTGACGGCGGTAGCGGTTAGCACGACCGGCGGCGCGCTGGACTGCGACGTGGAGTACGTAGCCTCGATCGGCGCCCGGACCACCGGCGCGAACTGGGTATCGGCGGCCATCCTGCGCTACACCGACGTGAACAACTTCTACGTGCTGGCCATCGAGTTCGCCACCGACAACACGATCAAGGCGAGCATCCACAAAGTGGTGGCCGGATCATTCACTACCCTGGTCTCGGCCACCGCCACCGGGATCAGCTACAGCGCCAACACCAAGATCCGGTGCCGGGCAGTGGCCAACGCTGGCCGGCTGCAGGTAAAAGCGTGGCTGGACGGCACCACCGAGCCCAGTGACTGGAACGTCGAGACCCAGGACACCGACCTCACCGGGTCCGGCGTCGGGATGTATCAGTGGCGGGTGGTCGGCAACACCAACGTCGGCAGCCTGGCCGTGAAGGTGGACAGCTACACCGCCTCGGCGGTCCGGTTCGACGGGCTGGTCAGCGAGTGGCCGGTGCGCTGGGACAAGACCGGTAACGACTCGTACGTCACGGTGGTCGCCAACGGGGTGCTGCGCCGGCTGCAGCAGGGCTCGGTGCCGCTGCGATCCCCGCTGTACCGGCAGCTGATCGCGCAGAGCCCGGCCGGGTACTGGCCGTGCGAGGACTCCACCGAGGCGACCAGCGTCGGCTCGGCGGTCACCGCGCAGCACTCGGCCAGTGTGGTGGACGTGAGCTTCGCCAGCGAGTCCGACCTGGCCGGCTCGGAATCCTTGCTCAAGGTGAACAGTTCCAGTTCCCGGATCGTCGGCAGCCTGGTGGCCAACCCCGACACCCCGGACGGCTACGCCGGCATGGCGATGGTCAAGCTCGGGTCGCTGCCCGGCGCGCAGACCAACGTCCTGGAATGGTTCGCCGCCGGCACCGTCTACCAGTGGGTCATCGACGCCACCGGCACGTCCTTCGGGATCACCGGCTACGCCATCGACGCCTCGGTGGTGGTCGCGCGCACGGCCGCGCTGTTCGTGGTGGACCCGACCGCCTGGACGGCCATCCAGTTGGAAACCAACGAGAGCGGCGGCACGGTCAACTGGGCGTTGACCTGGAACCAGGCCGGCTCTACCGACTTCTGGTCGATCACCGGCAGCTACGCCGGGACCGCCGAGCGGATCTGGGGTTTCCGGGTGTCCAGCCCGATCGCCGGGACCGGGTACGGACACATCTGGGCCGGCGACAACGACCTGCCCTTTGTGACCACCGGCTTCTCGCTGGTCAGCTCCGGCTACGCCGGGGAGACCGCCGCGGACCGGGTGGAGCGGCTGTGCGACGAGGAAGGCGTCGCCGTGCTGATCGAGCCGGCCAGCACCGACTCGGAGGCGCTGGGCGTGCAGGCGGTGGACGGCTTCGTCAACCTGCTGCAGGGCGTCGAGGAAACCGACCAGGGGATCCTCTACGAGCGTGGCGGCGGGCTGGCGTACCGGCCGCGGGCCGCCCGGTACAACGCGGCGGTAAACATCGCCCTGGACGTTGACTCCGGGCACCTGGCCGAGGCCCCCGAACCCACCGACGATGACCAGCGGATCCGCAACGACGTCACGGTCAAGCGGATCGGCGGCGGCCAGGCCCGCTCGGTGGACGCGACCAGCGTGACGGCGGTGGGCAGCTACGCCGAGCAGGTCTCGCTGTCGCTGTCGGCCGACTCCCGCTGCGACGACCAGGCCTCCTGGCGCACCTACCTGGGCACCCTGCCGGACCTTCGGTGGCCGCTGCTGGAACTCAACTTCGGCCGTAACGCCGCGCTGATCGATGACTGGCTGGCCGCCACGGTCGGCGCCCGGATCACCGTGGCGAACCAGCCCGACCAGCTACTGGGCGAAGAGATCGACCTGATCGTGGAGGGCTACGCCGAGCGGCTGTCCACCGACGCGTGGACGGTGGCGCTGACCTGTTCCCCGGCGGTGGCCTGGCAGGTCGGGGTGCTCGGCACCACGATGGTCGACACCGCCGGGTCAACCCTGACCAGCTCGATCACCAGTAGCGCCACGAGCGTCTCGGTGACCACCACGACCGGGCCGATCTGGTCCACCTCGGGCACCGACTTCGACATCGTGGTCGACGGCGAGCGGATGACCTGCACGGCGATCTCGGGATCGAGCAGTCCGCAGACGTTCACCGTGACCCGCTCGGTGAACGGGGTGGTCAAGGCGCATAGCGCCGGTGCCGCCGTCCATGTGTACCGGCCGTTGGTGGCCGCCCTGTGAGAGGTGTCCGACCGTGAGCCAGTACCCCGCCCTGACCGCCGGGCCGCTGTCGGTGGCCACCCTGCAGTCGATGGTGCCCGACGTGACCCTCAAGGCGTCCACCACCGACCGGGTTAGCACCACCACCCTGGCCAATGACCTGGACCTGGTGGCCATTCCGCTGGGGGTGGGCACCTGGTCGGTGGAGATGGGCATTTTCGTGGCCACGGCCACCACCAACACACAGGACTTCAAGACCCAGTGGTCGTTCACCGGCACCTGGAGTACCCCGATCCGGTTCTGCCTGGGGCCCGGCCCGACCAACACCGCGCTGCGCGACGCGATCACCCCGATGCAGCTCAACGGCATCCCCAGCAACTCCGACGCGGTGTACGGCCTGGGCGCCTCCACCGGCTTCACGCTGGTCCTGGAGTGGTGCAAGTCGGTGGTGGTCACCGCGGCCGGCACCCTGGCGCTGCAGTGGGCGCAGAACGCGTCCAGCGCCAACTCAACCTCGGTCAAGCAGGGCAGTTACGTCGAGATCAGGCAGGTGGCATGAGAATCCGGATCCACACCACGGCCGGCGACGCGATCGACTGCGAGCAGTACTCGCCGGACAACGGGGCCACCTGGCTGGACATCGGGGTGCCCGAGGTGCTCGCGGCGATGGGCGCCGAGACCGGCTACACGGTGGTCCTGGACGTGCTCACCGGGCAGTGGCGGGTGTTCCGCAACGCCCGGATCGAGTCGATCGGCCCGGCCGGGGACATTGAGCAGGTGATCGCCGCCGAGGTGGAGCGGCGCATCCAGGAACTGCTTACGCAACAGTTGCCGGAACGAGTGAAAGCGGTGGTGTCGTAATGGTGGCTCCCCTCCTGGTGCCCTGCCTGGTGGTGCTGCGGGCCGAGGTGGACAAGCTGGCCCCGAACCGCGACCGCGGCGCGGACGGCTGGATCGGTGACAAGGCGCACCAGAAAGAGTCCAGCGACCACAACCCGGACGACACACCGGGCGTGAAGACCCCGCACACCGACGCCGACCACATCCCCGAGGTACACGCCCTCGACGTGGACTCGACCGGGCCGTGGCCGACCGGCAAGGACCTGGACTGGATCACCGAGACGATCCGCGGCCGGCACCTGCGCGGGTTCGACAACCGGCTACAGAACATCATCTACCGCAAGCGGATCGCCTCGGCCTCGTGGGGCTGGACGTGGAAGGAGTACACCGGCACCGACCCGCACACCGGCCACGCACACTTCTCCGCGGTCTACACCAGCGCGCAGGAGGCCGACACCCGCTCGTGGGGACTGCTCGAACCGCTCGGGCGCACGCCAGCCCTCGAGGCCCTGGACGGCTACGCGCTGCCGATCCTCAAGCTCGGCGACGACGACCACGAGTCCGACGGATTCAATCGGATCGAGCGTGCGCAGAGAATCCTGGTCTGGCTGGGTAAGTACAGTGGCGAGCTGGACGGGGCCTACGGGCCCAAGACAGCTGCGGCGGTCAAGGCGCTCGGTCTCAACGACGGGCGCACCATCGACCGGGATATCTGGGTCAAGCTGTACGGCTTGTCCCGGATGGGGTGACCGCCGGACCGCATACGATCACCGACGACAATGGCCCGCCCTTGCCCGGTCCGGATAGGCGGATCATGAGTGAACGCGCGTACCCGCAGGCGTATCGCAGTCATCAAGGACATCGGCTCGTGGGTGCTGGCCTGGGCGCTGATCGGCCAGCAGGCGCTGCTGGTGCCCCCCGATCAGGCGAACCCCGCGTTCCTGTGGCTGGCCGGCGCGTTGATCGGGGTGCCGGGCGCGTCTACGGCTCTCGCGCGCTACCGGACTGGTACCACCGGGTCCGACTCGTCGCGTCGGCGATCGGCCTCGCCGCGTTGATCCTGCTGGTCCTGTTCCACTGGCTCTAGTACAAGGGGTACCCCATGACCAATCCCGCGAACACCGCCGGGCCTAACGGCGACGGCTCGCAGAGTCTGGCCAAGGAATCCAAGGTGGCCACCATGGTCCAGATGGTGATGACCCTGGTCATCACCGGCGCGCTGGGCTGGCTGGCCAACCTGGACACCTCGCACTGGTCGGGCTTCCTCGGTGAGATCGGCGTCGGCATCGTGGCCGCGCTGACCGGCCTGGCCGCCGCGTACCGGCAGGCCAACCGATGAGCGGCACGCCCAGCGTCGGCCGGATCGTGCACTACGTCAGTTTCGGCACCCCGGGCGGTGAGTACCCCAGCGCCTGCCGGGCGGCGGTCGTCACCGGTGCGGTTACCAGCGACGCAGGAGTCGACCGGCCGGTCAGTCTGTGTGTGCTCAATCCGGAGGGCCTGTTCTTCAGCAAGGATGTGGCGCACTCCGAAGACGACCACAGGGGCGGTACCTGGCACTGGCCCGAGCGCGTAGGCTGACCGGCGGATCGGTGCGAACAGCGAAAGGCCCGGAACCTGTGGAGGGTTCCGGGCCTTTCGTTGTCCGGGGAGTTTCAGTCACCGGCGTGCAGCGCCTTCCCGGCGTCGGTGAGTCGGGCGCCGAGATAGGCGCCATAAACGGTCTGCGGGACGCGACTGAATTTGTTGGTGCGCTGCACGTTGCCGTACACGGCGACGGCCAGGCCGCGCGAGACAAGGGCGCGCTCGGTGGTCCTGGCGGCTTCGCGGATGGTTCCGTCGGCGGCGGCGGCGGTGTCGATCGCGCGCCGCATGGCGGGGGTCAGCTTCATCGCGTGTCCTTAGCGGCCGGCGTTGCGGGCTGCGGCGCGGATCGTGGTCCAGTGCGGGGCAAGCAGGGCCGCCGCGCGGAGGCGAGACCCCTCGGCCCCGTGGTGCCGGGCCTCGGACCGGGTGGCCTCGATGAAATCCTTGTCCACCACTCGCACGCCGAGCTGGCGGGCCCGGGTGGCGATGAAGGAAACCAGGATCTCGGCCGCCTCGGTCTTTGTCATGCCCTGACTATAGCAGACGTATGGGCGCCGCCGTCAAGGGGGCCGGACGGCAATGCCCCGACCGTGGAGGCCGGGGCATTGGTCCCGTTTTGTGCACGGCATCATAATGCCGCTTATGGTGCTCGGCTACTTGACCCTCACCCGCACCAACACGTCCACAACCCGGCCGCCGCCGACGGTACCGGCGGTCAGCAGGATGCCAACCAGGATCGCCCCGCCGACCACGGCCGGCGGGATGGCCGAGGCGAGCGCCGACACCGCGGCCCAGATCAGCGCGCCCGCCGCGGCGAACGCGGCGAGCGCCACTGCGGCGATGATGACCGGCTTGCGCCAGCGCGGGGCCGGCGCCTTGAGCTGGACCACCTTGACCGCGTACAACCCCTTCGGGGTGCGGTGCACGCCGGAGTCCTCGCCGTACACGCCGCGCCGCTGCCCGGCCCGGACCTCAGCGATGAGCTGGTGGTCCGAGGGGTGCGTGATGGTGACCTGGGCCGGCGGCAGGGGCCGGAACCGGTCGAGCTCGGTGTTGGCCCGGTGCGATCGCGGCCGGTACTGGGTCGGCAGGTTGTGTGGCTGGTTCATGTCCCGTCCTTACGTGGAGTTCAGTGGCTGGTCAGGTACCAGCCGGTGAGGCCGGTGAAGATGAGCGCCAGGCCTGCAACCCGGGTGGCGGTGAACGCCCACCGGACGCCGGCTCGGCGCATCCGCATGCCCACGGTGCCGGCGTCGCGCTGGCGGCGCTGTGCGTGCTGTTGCCAGATCGGCACCCGGCGCGGGTTGCACCGATTGAGCCGGTCGTTGTAGCGGGGGGCCAGTAGCAGGATGGCCAGCGCCTCGAGCGGCGCCAGGATCCAGGTCCAGCCGAGCCACCACGGCAGGCGCAGGTAGAACCAGCGCGGCGCCAGGTCGGCCCACGGCTTGCCACCGGCCATCACCACGAGCGGCTGCCCGGCCTTGACCGAGGCGGCCAGCGACCGGCCGATCGTGGCCGAGTAGCCGAGCCGGCCCAGGTGCTGGTCGGTGCGGATGTGCACGTTGACCGACCGGCCCACGTACCCGTTCTCGTACCGGCCCGGACGGGCGTGCTGCTCCGTCCGGGCCAGGTAGATGCCGGGCTTGCGGCGGCGGACCTTGCGCGCCCAGCGTTTCGGATTCACGTCAGCCCACCAGATTGCGCCAGGCGCGCTTCGCCCTGGTGTCGTACACCGTCCACGGAATGGCCGTGGTCTTGGCTCGACCCACCTTGCGGGTTTCCACCTTGCCGGTGTTCTCGTTTACCTGGCCCATTTTCTTGGCCATTGTTCCGTCCTTTCCGCCGCCGTCCTGGCGGTCACCACCGGCGCCCGAATGTGAGGCCGAGCACCGATAGAAACCGTCAATCGCACTTGCAATGCGCCACGGAGTTGCCGCACTTCGCGCACTTGATTCGCAACGCGATTCGCTTGAACGCCTTCGCGACCTTGCCCATTTCGTACTCCCGTCCTCGCCGCCACCCTGGCGGTCACCACCGGCGCCCGAATGTGAGGCCGAGCGCCGATAGAAACCCTCAGGACTTCTTGCCGTACCACTCCGGGTGCTTCGCCTTATAGGCGTCCATCTCCGCTTTCGTCACCGGCTTCGGTCGCCGGAACATGTCCGACATCTTCTGGTAGATGTCGGCCTCGGTCTTCGCCACGTGCGTGCTCCCGTCCTCGCTGGAATCTGGGTCTTGCGGGAAGAGCCGGACGGGGATCTCTGCCACGTGCCCGGCCCCACCTTATAACTCGACTATAGCAGAGGTCTACCCGGCCGTCCAGCGCGGGTGCGCGCGAACCTCGGGCGGGGCGGTCACCTGGAACCCCTCGGCCTGCAGCTCCAGGGTCAGCCGGGACCACCGGGTCACCCTCCGGGCGTAGGTGGCCGCCGCGGTCTGGGCCTGGCGCTCTTCGCGGGAACGTTGCGTCATCACCACATCGTAAACGAAATACGTTATCGTGTAGATGTAGGGACGTACACCTTGCCAAGGGACAGCACATGACCGGCACCTTCCTCGACGTTGACGCACCCGATACCGCCTGGCGGGCCACCTCCGAGGACCCGATCCCGGTCCTGCTGGGCCGCTACGCCAAGACCGCGTTCGCGTACCGGTTCCTCACCGGGCGCCCGCTGGACGGCCACGCCCGCACCGACGCCACGTTCTGGCACGCCGGCACCCAGGCCTTCACCGTCAGCGGCCACACTGCCGCGTACAACTACTGGCCCGGCTGGAAACGCGGTCTACTGATGACCCGGCTGCCCGCGTTCGGCCTGCTGCCCTGGACCGCAGTGTGCGCCGGCACCGACTACCTCGGCCTGCGCGACCCGTGGTGGCTGGACACCTGGGCGCCGGGCGTGGCATGGACGCCGATCCTCGGCTACGGCGCGCTGGCCGGCGTGCGCTACGTGCAGAACTACGCCCACGAGCGCAACTACCTCAGGCCGATCCGGCAGGCCGCCTGGGCGGTGCTGCGCACCCGCGACGGCATCTACGTGGACATCCCCCGCGGCATGGTCCGCGGCGCCGACGTCACCGCCACCGGCCGTATCGGGCTGCCGCCCAACCAGGTCCACGAGGGCGACCGGGACCGCCTGCTGGACGTCGTGCGCGAACGACTCGGCCACGAGGCGCTCGACGCGCGGTGGAACATGGAGGGCGCCAAGCCGTACATGGAGCTGTGGACCCCGCCGCAACCGCCGGCCCTGGTCGACTGGCACACCATGCTGCAGTACGCCAGCACTACCCGGCCGTTCCTGGGCATGGCCGCTGCTGGCCCGGTGTTCTGGGACCTCGGCGATGACAGCCCGCACATCGGTATCGGCGGGGGGTCCGGCTCGGGCAAGAGTGAACTGATGGCCTGGATCGTCGCGCAGTTCATGAACGGCGGCGCCGGCACGGTGGTGCTCGACCCCAAGTACGTCAGCCACGGCTGGCTAGCCCGGATCCCGGAGACGCTGTACTGCCGCGAGGCGCAGATGATCCACGACACTGTGCTGTGGCTGGACATGGAGTTGCGCCGCCGCGGCGGCGAGGCCGCCCGGTGCGCCGACGCGGGCGAACCTGAGCCGACCTTTGACCGGATCGTGGTTGTCCTCGAGGAACGCAACAGCCTGCAGACGGTCATCCGGGATCACTGGCTGGCCACCCGGCCCACCGGTGCGCCGATGCGGGCGCCGGCCCTGGCCGCCCTGGACCGCCTGGCCAGCATGGGCCGGTCGTTCGGCATCAACGTGGTGCTCGCCGCCCAGGAGGTGACCAAGGCAGACATCGGTTCCCGGAACAACTTCGGCGCGTTCGCCCTGGCCGGACGGCTGCCGGTGGGTGCATGGCGACTGGTCGGCGGCACCGCGATGAAAAAGCCGGCCATCAGTAGCAAGCCGGGCCGGTTCGGCTACGTCGTGGCCGGCGCCGCCACGGTGTTCCAGGCCGCCTACCCGGACCTCAAGATGGAATCCGAACGGTTAATCGCGTTCGCTACCGGCGGTGATCGACTGCTGGACGTCAGGGTGATGATGCAGCGGCACGATGTACCTACATTCCCCAGTTGGGATGCCGCTGCATCGGCGCAGGACAGCACCGAGGAATACGTGACCCTGCGTGACTTCTCCGAGCTCGAGGAAGTGCCGTACACCCTCAGTGCGCTCCGGCTGCACTCCCAGCGCGACGGCCGGAACTTCCCCGACGAGATGGGCACCGGCGAGAAAGGCGCGAAGCTGTACCGCCTGGATGACCTATACGAGTGGCTGGCGCTCAAGCGGGGCGACGATCCGGACGCCTGACGCTACGCTGGCGAATGCGCTCCTAGTCGTCCCGCTGCGGGCGCGCGAAACGGCCCCCACCTGCGAAGTCACATTCACAGAGGGGGCCGTTTGCCGTGCTGGGACTACTCGCCGCCCTTGAGTTGACCACGCCACCGGCGCGCAGTCCGCAGGCTCACCTCGTACGCCTCGGCGATGGCCTCATTCAGCTCGGCCACCGTGGCGCCGGCGTTGGTCATCCGCTCGACCAGCTCGGCCACGCCTTCCGGGATGGCCACCGGCTTGTCCGGGCCACTGACCAGTCGGCCGAGCCGATCCGGGCGGTTGGCCAGGTCCTCGGCCGTGGGCAGACCGGCCAGGCGCAGGATCGTCTCGGCCTCGTGGACAACGCCGTTGGCCACCGTGGGCGTGGCCAGGTCATCGGCTACCCACTGGCCACGTTCGTTGCGGTGGACTGGTTGGTCGGCCAGCCAGTCCTCGGGCCACTGGCCATTGCGCCGGGTGGCCTGGCGCCGCTCGCTGGCCAGGGTGTTGCTCAGGGTGGCCACCTGCGTGTCCATGGCCAGGACACGGGCCTGTAACTCGCCGAGCTCGGCCAGGGTCGCGGCGGTGGCCACGGTGCGCCGACCGGCCAGCAGCAGCGCGGTGGCCATCACGGCCATGGCATCCAGCGCGAGGGGTTCGAGGATGGTGGCCGCGGTCGGTTGATCCCTGGCCACGAGCAGGTCATGCAGGTGGAACCAGGACACGAACATGGCCATCCCGCCGATGGCCAGACAGCCGGCCCAGCGCAGCGTCTGCATGGGCCAGGCCAGGCCGTCCCAGCGCGGGGACACGAACATGTGCACGGCCAGCACGACCAGCGCCGGCATGGCCACGGCAATGGCCACGTCCAGGCCGTCGATCGCGTGGCCACGGGTGCGCAGGACATCGGCCACGTTGCCGGCCATGGACAGTCCGGCGCTGGCCAGCAGGGCCACGTAGGCCACAGAGTTGGTCCACAGGTTGGCCAGTGCCTTGGCCAGTGGCCAGGCCGGCGGGGTGGTGGGCAAGGTATCGGTCATGTCCACGACTATAGCAGAGGATGGCCAGACGTGTGGCCAGGCGTGGCCAGAAAGTTGGCCAGCGAGGGTTGGCCACTGGCCATACCTCTGCTATAGTCAATGTATCGAGGACGGGAGAGGGACATGCTCACAGCCAAGGAACTCCGGGCGCAGGCCGAGGCCGCCATCCAAGCCGCCGAAGAGGCGCAGAACCGGGCGGACGCGCTCGCCGATCAGGCCGCCGCCGCCGAGGCTGCCGAGGCCGCGCAGAAGCGGACCAACGAGTACGCCGCGCACTCCAACCAGATGTTCGAAAAGCACGGGTACGAGCTGACCGCGAAGCAGCACGAGATCATCTACGCGAAGGCGTACGAGGGTAGATGGGGCGACGATGACGAGGCCGGGATCGAGAACCAGTACGCCGACCTCGCCGAGCTGGCGCGCATGATCCTCGGTTCCGCCTCGTACCTGTAGCCCCAGACGGCGCATGCCTGTTATAGTTGAGGTACCGATGACGGGAGAGGGACATGGCCACAGCCAAGGGCACCACCAAGGAACAGGGCAAAGGCGGCGGCAAGGACGGCGCCAAGGAACAGGGCAAGGGCGGCGCCAAGAACGGGGAACTGCTGCGCCGGGCTGCCGAATACGCGGAACTGTTCCGCTAGATCCCTCCGAGACCCGAGACACGCGAAATGGCCCCGACCACTGGTCGGGGCCATTTCCGTGATCCATGAGTTGAGCGCTGCGGCCGAGCCTACGACTGCCTGTCCACGTCCGCCAGCGAGTCCGGTCGGCGGTACCGGCCCGGATCGATGTGCTGCGTGCGCTGACCCATCGCGTGCCGGGAGTGCCGGGCCACCGGCTTGGCCAGGCGCCGGGCGGTGCGCCGGTCCCACCACTCCAGCAGCGCCCACCAGAAGACCAGACCCACCGCAAAGGTCGTCAGCACGATGGCCGCGGCAACCTCCCACTGCATCGCCTGCAGGTCGGTGATCACGGCCAGGACACCTCCACCCGCAGACCGCCGTCCGCGGACATCACGTCGCACCACATCGGCGCTAGCAGCACCAACGGCTCACGGCCCGGGATGGTCACGGTCACCTGTACGGCCGGCGTGACGGCCGGGTCGGGCACCGGGTGGGTAGCAGGGTCCGTAGTTCCACGGATCCAGTGGTCGTCCATACCGGTGCCCCTTTCTCGCGAACTGGTGAGGCCCCGCGGTTGCCCAGCTAGGGATGGGCGTGCGCGGGGCCTCGGATTGTGATCTTAGGCGAACTCGGGTTCCAGGTCGTCCTTGCGCTCGCGCGCCGCCACGATGTCATCGCGGATCTTGAGCAGGCTGACCCGGAAATCCCGGACGATACGACGATCGTCGTCGGTCGGCTCGGCGATCGACCAGGCGTCCGAGAATCCCTTGCGCCGGTTCGGCATCGAGTTGATTCGACCAACCACCGGGCGCAACGCCAGCTCGGTGCCGACCCGCGGCTTGGTCCGGGCCACGACCCCCGAGGCGGACCACTGGAAGCCATGCAGCACGACCGGTAGACCCTCCACCTCGGGCACCAGCTCGGAGTGCGAGGTGCCGTCCGGGCCGTTGTCCAGGACCACGGTCACGGTCTCCACGTAGTCGTACGCCTTGCCGGACGCCTCGCTCTTGCGCTGCCCGACCGGGCCGATGGCGAAGATGGCGACCAGTCGGTCCTTGAGGTCTTCCTTGTCCGGGAATTCGCTCTTCGCGTCATCGAAGAAGTCGTCGTCGGTGTGATCGGTCATTGTCTGGGTTTCTCCTTGCCCGAGTCCGTGGAATGGGAATTGTGGGGTGGCGCGCTCTTTACCTTACCTGACTATAGCAGGTGATCGCAAGCCGTGGACCTGGCGTTTCTCGGACGCGGCCTTGCCGACCGAGCGCAACTCCACATTGCGCGCCGCGCACTGCAGCACCTGCGCACCGTATTCGATATCCACCTCGCGGATATGCACCGGCACGTGATCCGGGTGGTCCGCCGGCAACGCGATCTGCGGCATGTGCGCGATCAATGCCACCCGCTTGCCCAGGCACTGCGGCGACGTCCCGATCAAGGTATTGCGCGGTGCCGGCGCCCACCGGCCGGTCTTATCCGGGGGGCCCTCCCACATCCACGGCGCGTCCGAATAGCCGGCCTGCTGCCCGGCCACCTCCTGCATGGTCCAGAACTTCTTCCGCTTGGTCTTGAGGTCGATCACACCAACCTGACCGGTGAGCCGGCAGCGCACCCGGGCGTCCAGACGACCCATCGTGCCGCCAGCAATCGGGTGCCAGACGAACCGCTCGGAGTACGGCGTGAGCAGTTCCAGCTGGGCGGCCTCCAGGACGTCCAGCAACTCGACCAGCTGCAAGCGCATGGTGGCGGTGCCGTTGATGGCACCGGTCTCCAGGTAGCCCTGCAGCATCGTGTGCCGGGCCGTGCCGCGCACGCTGGCCGCGTTCGCGCCAACCCGCTCCCGCGCCCGGTCGGCGACCGCCGTGAGGAAATCATCGGTCAATTCCTCGGGCGGTTGCGCGCACAGCAGGTCGTACAGGTCATCGGCGGCGCGTAGGCCCTTGAGCGTCTCCCGTTCCAGCCACAGCTGCAGGGCCCGCTGGTCGGAGAAGGCACCCGCCAGGTTGCTGACGCGCATCCAGCCTCGAGGATTGTCCTTTGTGCCGGGCGGTGCCGGGAAGCGGTACCGGCCGGCACGGACGCCGAACTCCGGCGCGGCCGGCGCGTCATCGAACCAGTCGTCGAGCTCGGCGGGGGGCAGGTCGGTGGTAGTCACCATTCCCCCTCGGCGTCCGGGCGCTGGGGAATGTCCTCGCCGGCCTTGGCCTCGGCGACTGCGGCCGCCACGACCCGGCGCATGTCATCCCACTCGAGTTGCACCCGCAGCATCTCCACGTCGGTGAGCCCGAGCTCGCCCTGCAGATCCAGCAGCGCCAACCGGATCGTCGCGGCGGCGCCGCTGACGTGCTGCGTGCGCGGGTGCAGCCTCACCGCGGTTCACCGCCGGCGGCCGGTCGGGGTCGCCGCCACGCGTCGGCGTCGTACCGGTCGCCGGGCTCCGGGACGACGATGAGGGTACCGTCGAGGCCGAACCCGATCTGCTGTCCGGGCCGCGAAAGGGTGTTGCCCTGCGACTGCCCGCCCGGGCACGACAGGCACGGGTCTTTCGAGTGCCGGCCGTGCTGGCACCGGTCGAGGTCGAGCAGGACCTGCGCCAGCTTCACGTCGCTGGATCTCACGACCGGGCTCCCTGGTGGTGATCGTTGGTGCACGACGGGGACGGGGGCGTGCAGCTCAGGCAGTACAACATGCCGGTCGCGGTGACGGCGACGTCGACCGCGTCGAGGTCAAGGTCTACCTCGGCCGGGAGTGCGTCCAGCGCCTTGCGGAGCATGTTGCGGACCATTCCCGTGCTGGTGATGCCGCCGCCGGCCTGGGCCTCAATGGCGAGGCCGTCATCCCCGCGATTCTTGGCCGCCAGGAAGACCCACGGCCCACCGTGCGACATGGCGTCGAGGACCCGGAAGCCAGCGTCATCGGCCTCGACAATCGTCTCCGTGAATTCCGCTGCTGTCATGATCTATCCGTCCTTTCTACGACTTGCACGCTACGACTGACCTACGACACTTTCAGCCCGCGCGTGGATGCGTTCCACCATCGGGTCCAACCGGCGCGACGCCTTCGCCTTGGTGATCATGTCGGCGAGCCGGCCGGCCTTCCCGCCGCGCGGCGAGTTCAAGATCTGCTCCACGTAGCGGACCGGAATCCCGACCGCGACCGCCATCTCCATCTGATTCATCGAGGGCCGCTCCCGGCGCCACGGACGGTTCTTGTCCGCCAACAGCCGGCCGACGTCACCGCCACGGTCGTTGGCTTCGTCCTCGGCCAGTGCCATCGCCAGCTCGAGGTCCGGGATGCCGGGCAGGATGCGCCGAGCACCGGTGCCACCGGCGTAGTGGAACACCGACCACCGGTCGCCCTCGAGCACCAGGAACACGTAGTCCGGGGCCTTGCCGATCGGCAGGAACGGGATGCCGGCGTCGGTAAACGCCCACACCTTGGAAGAGCGGGCCACCAGCGGATCGAACTCGCGCGCCACCACCGGGCCGGCGTACGCCCGATCGGTCTCGGCGATCAGGTCCGCGCCGATGTCCCACTCATCCTCGAGCGCGATCAGCGACGCGCCGTCCACCGCCTCGATCCGCTTGTCGGACAGATCGGCGATGGTGGCCAGGGTGGTAGTCGAGTCGGCTACACACAGCAGCACGCAGCGCTGGTCCTCGCGCGGCGGCGCGTCCGGGCCGAGCCAGGGCCGCAGTCCGCGACCGACCATCTGCACGAACAGCGGGACGCTCTTGGTGGGCCGGGCCACGATCACGCACTTGGTCCGCGGCGAGTCCCACCCCTCGGTCAGCACCATGGCGTTGCACACCACGGTGGTCACCCCGGCCTCGTAGCGCTCGAGGATGGCCTTGCGCTCGGCGCCGGGCAGCGCGCCGTGCACCACCTCGGCCTTGATGCCGGCCTGGTTGAACGCGTCGGCGAACGTCTGAGCGCTCTTGACCAGCGGGGCAAACAGAACCGTGGATGGGTACTTCGTCCACACCTTGGCCGTCAGATCCATCTCGGCCGCGTTGCGCATCCAGGCATCGACCACCGCCTCGGGCGCGATCGAGTCGCACAGCATCGCGTCCAGCGCCGCATCCGAGGCCCCGGCGTCGATGTCCGGCACCTCGATGCGGTACGCGGCCAGGTCCACCAGGTAGCCCTTGCGGATGGCCCAGGAGATGCCCCGGGAGTACGCCAAGTCCTGCCACACCCGGCCCAGGCCCTGACCATCGGAGCGCACCAGGGTGGCCGTGAAGCCGAGCACGGGGGTGCGGGCGGCCTCGCAGTACGGCCAGCCCGAGCACGAGCCGGTGGCCGCGTGGGCGCACAGGGCCCCGAAGTGCTCCAGGATGGCCCGGTACGACGGGGCCACGGCGTGGTGGCACTCGTCCACCACGATCAGGCCGACACCCTGGATCCGGCACCGGCGCTCGAAGTTCGCCAGGGTCGGCACGCTGGCCACCACGATGTCCGCGTCCGTCTCGTCCTCGGCCGCCTTAACTACGCCGATCGACCAGCGCCCCCGGGTCACCAGGCGGATCTTGTCCACGGCCTGGCGTACCAGCTCATCGGTGTGCACGAGCACCAGGGCGCATCCGCCTTGCCATTGCTCGGCGCGGCCCTGCGGGTACTGGCGCTCCAGCCACTCATCGATGGCCGCCGCGAATGTGATCGTCTTACCGAGGCCCGTAGCCATCTCCGTAGCTACACGGTTGACGTCCGGGGACAGGGCCTCCCAGCACGCATCGATGGCGGCGCGCTGGTACTCGCGCAGGTGGATGCTCATGACTCGCGCCGCCGACGCGCCCGGTCAAGGGATTCCTTGAGCGCCGCCATCAGGTCCTGGCCGGGGCCACCCCCACCCTTGCGCCGGGTGGCCGCCGGTTCGGGCGGGGTCACCCCCGCGGTTGTGGCGGGGCCGGCCTCCCGGTTACCCGGGGCGCTATGGGATTGCTCTAGTGATGTCAGCGACGCGGCTTCGTCACCATCCCAGGACTCGGGCGCGCCGGAGAGTAGCTCATTGATGAGCTCGTCGTACTCGCTCATGCTGCATCATCCACGCGGACCCGCGCCGGGGGCGCCGCCGGGCCGGACCACAGCACCGAGGCCAGCACGTCCGCCGCCTTGCCCATCTCGGAGCGGCGCACCAGCACCGACTGACCGGTGTACTTCTCCAAGGGCTTGGCCACGCCCTTGAGCCACACCTTCACGCCGGTCTGGTCCTGCTCCACGACCATCCGGTCCACCTCGTACCAGCGTCCGTTGATCGACTGGACGGAGTCGCCGGTGACCAGTTGGCCGAAGGTCAGCTCCAGCTCGGCGTACCGGTTGTCCCGCTCGGCGGCCAGCAGGTCCGCGGCGGCGATGAGCTCGTCGGTGTGCCGGGTGTCGGCGCGCCAGTTGAGAACGATGTTGAGCACCAGGTGCTCGGTTTGTGTGGTCACTTGCGGGTCCGTCCTTTCGAGTGCTGCCTGATCTGGTGTTGTAGGTGAAGCTCCCGGATGGTGATCCACTCGACCACCACGGCGGTGAGGGCGCAGCCGCCGGCCGGGACCAGCAGGCGCGCGTCGGACAGATGCATGGCCAGGCCCGACCAGCAGGCGGCGGCGAGGTAGAAGACCGCCACAGCGGCCCGGTGGATCACGGGCTGCCGGCCGTGATGCGCCAGCGCATCCGAGTCACGCCACCGGCCTGACTGTCGCCATCTCGGATGTGCCGCAGCTTCACGCTGGACTCGGCCCACGTCGGCCGGGGGTCGAGTACGGAGTCCAGTACCCACCCGGCTGCGCGCAAGCTGGCGCCCGACTCGCCTTCCTGCGTGTACGTGATGGCCCGGACGTAGCCGAGCGCCTTGGCGGCGCGCCAGACGGCGCCGTACAGCATCGAGTTCGCGTTAGCCATTCCGTCTGTGCAGGTCCGGTTCACCTCGACCGTGCGCCCGTCATCCAGGGCCCGAGCCACCGGCCGGCCCGCCATGGCGACGCCACGCAGTTGCCCGCTCGCGTCCGTCACCCCGACGCCGAACCGCCAACCCCGCGGGGCCGGGTGATGACGATGGGTCTTGGTCACGAACTCGCACGCCTGCCGGAAGGTGACCGGGACCAGAACCATGCTCATCGGGCTTGCAGGCCGGGGTACTGCCCGGCGTCGAACGCGTCCACGAGCATGACGATCTGGTCGGGAGCCAGGATCTCGTCATCACCGGCGGAGATCCGCAGGCGGTTGTTCGTGTCCTTCCACACCTCGACGTCGGCATACCCGAGCTTGGTCAAGTAGTTGGCGACCAGGCAGCGGTCCGGCTCGGTGGGGGTGCCGTGGATGCACTCGGTAGTCAGAGTGGTCACCACCGCTTCCACGGTGGCGCCCAAGGCCTCGATGTCCGTGGCCAGGTCCAGCACGCTCGGCTCGGTCATCGCGTGACCTGCCCGTCCAGCTCGGCGAGGCTCGCCATCGTGGCCGTGAGCCGGAGGGCCGAATAGTTGTAGCAGGGCATGCATTGAAGGATGCTTTCCGGTTCGCCGCCCGGCGCCAGCGATTCGGGCAGGACACGCAACGAACCGATTCGGGTACAGCCCAGCGCGGCCTGCGACTCACAGGCGCCGTGCCGGGCCGGGTCGGGGTTGGTGGCGCTGTCCGGCGCGGTGACCGCGTGGCAGGCGCCTGCATCGTTGGCCGCGTAGACCGAGAGGATCGCGTCAGCGACCGAGTTTCCCGTAATCTCCATACCACGACTATAGCATATGAGCCGGGAGGGGTGTCTCGGCCGAACGGGCGACCCCCACGGGGCACCCCGGGTGCGCACGTTGATCGCGGCCTGACCAGCGGGGGTGATCCACCGGGCGCGGCCCGCCGAGGTCGGGTGCTCAGGGTTATCCTCTGTTATAGTCAGCTATCCGGAGCGGCCCTACGGCGTTGCTCCCTACACCCCGGCGCTACGCGCGAATCATGGGAGGACTCACCCGAAAAACAGTGAGGCCAGCGCTCCCCCACAGGAGCACCGGCCTCAAGTGATCGACTCAGGCAAGGAGATTACAGGATATGAGCGATCACGCCGACCAGCGTGACATCGAAGAACCGTTCACGTCTGCCCTCGCGTACGCAAACGCGGGGATTTACGTGTTTCCCGTCTATGTGAAACGGAAGGCGGACGGCAAAAAGGACGTCCAGCCGGCCGGCAAATGGCGGCAGATCTCCACCACCAGCGCCGCGGACATCGCCGCCTGGTGGGGCCCCGACGGCGAGCACCGCGGCGCCGGCCTCGGCATCGACTGCGGCAAGAGCCACCTCGTGGTGATCGACTGCGACGGCACCGAGGGCATGACCAACTGGGCCGAGCTGTATCGGGGGTCAACGGCGGTGGCGCGCACCGTCAGCGGCGGGAAGCACTACTACTTCCGCGAGCACGACCGGCACCCGATTGGCAACGATCAGGACGGCACGGTGGCCGGTCAGGTGGACGTTCGCGGCCTCGGCGGGTTCGTCATCGCGCCACCGACCGCGGGCTACACGTGGGCCGTTCGGCTCCCCTGGCTCGACCTGCCGACCGTGCCGGATGTGGTCATCGAGCGGATGCGCGCGAAGCGGGCCCCCGCGCCGAGCTCAGCCGCGGTCCCGGCGGCGGCCACCGGTAAGGCGGACGACTTCTACGACGAGCCGGCCCGCGAGTTCACCGACCCGCAGGCCATGGCCTTCATCAAGGACGCCCTGGCCAAGCTCGGCGAGGCCCAGCCAGGGCGGTACAACGGTGCCATCAACTCCTTCGCCATGGCGTGCGCGCACTTCCCGTGGCTGGTCGACCGTGGCCGGTGCGCCCGACTGGTCATCAAGGCACTGGGCCCGGCCACCGGCTGGACCGAACCGGACGAGGCCGACCGCAAGACCATCGACTCGGCCTACTCGGCGACCGAGGCCGGGCGGTCCTGGACCGCGGTCAAGGTGAACGGGGATGGCCCCGCGGCGGCCACAGGATCGCCGGAGAGCGCCCAGGACGTCCTGCCCCCACCCGGGCATCCCATGGCGGTGGCGCGCGAGCTGGTGGGCCGTATGGAGCACACCGAGGGCGAGGTGCACCGGGCCTGGTGGGAGGGCGACTTCTACGCCTGGACCGGAACGCACTGGGCGGTGGAGCCCGAGGCCGCCCTGCAGCGCTGGCTATACACGCAGACCGCCGACGCGGTGTTCCTGACCGAGGACAAGGACGGCGAGGTCGTACCGAAACCCTGGGCGCCCACCACCCGGAAGATCAATGACCTGGCGCACGCGCTGAGCCGGGGCGTGCTGAGCCGGTTCGGCGACCCGGACGTGGGCGGCATCGCCACCGCCAGCGGGGTGCTGGACTCGGCCACGCGTACCGAGAAGCCGCACGCGCCCTCGCGGTTCAACCTGCATGCCCTGCCGTTCGCGTACCAGCCCGACGCGGCCTGCCCAGCCTGGCTGGCCTTCCTCGAGGCGATCCTGCCCGGCGACCGGCAGGCGCACGACTTTTTGGGCGAGTGGTTCGGCTACGTGCTGTCCGGGCGGATGCACCTGCATCGCATGGCCGCCCTGATCGGCCCACCGCGGTCCGGCAAGGGCACCATCGCCCGGGTGCTCACGGCCATGATCGGGCAGCACGCCACCGCCGGGCTGAACCTGTCCCACCTCGGCGGCACGTTCGGCCTCGAGCCGCTGATCGGCAAGATGCTGGCGGTCTGCGGAGACGTGCGGTGGAACACCCGGACCATCGGCGACGCCGTGCCGGTGCTGCTGGAGATCGTGGGCGAGGACATGCCAACGGTGCACCGCAAGAACCGGGCGGCATGGACCGGCCGGCTCGGCGCCCGGGTGATGCTCATGAGCAACGAGACGCCGACGTTCTCCGACCGGTCCGGGGCGCTGGCCAAGAAAATGATCGTGCTCAAGCTGGAACGGTCATTCCTGGGCCGGGAAGACACCGCGCTGACCGAGAAACTGATCGAGGAACTGCCCGGCATCCTCAACTGGGCGCTGGACGGCCTCGAGCGGCTGAACGGGCGCGGGTCGTTCACCGTGCCCGAGTCCGGGGCGGCCGAGGCCGAGAGCATGCGCCGGCTGTCCGACCCGATCGGGACGTTCCTCGAGGACTGGTGCTATGTCGGGGCCGAGCACTCGATCGGGCTGGACCACCTGTTCGCCAAGTATCAGGGCTGGTGCGAGACCCAGGGCAGGAGCCTGGACCGGACCACGCTCGAGGTGTTCGCCCGGGACCTGCGGCAGAAAGTTCCGGGCCTGAAAGCGGAACGGGTGCGCGTGCAGGGCAAGCGCGTGCAGCTACTGACCGGAGTGGGCTGCACGGTGGTGTAGCGCACGGATACACCAGGGGGCCTGGACGGATGTCCGGGCCCCCTGGTCGTGCTGGGGTCAGTCAAAGAATGAGTCGTCATCCACCTCCGGACTCGCGGGCGGCGCCGTGACTGGAACGCGGTCACCATCGCCCAAGACCAGGCGCGTAAGCCTTGTCTCCTGTGCCGGAGTGAGCTGGTCCATCACTCGTTCCAGGCGCGAGATCAGCGCGTCGGTGGACTGCGCGGCCTGGCCGGCGCGGCGGGCGCGTTCCTGGCGTTGTTCGGCGGTCAAGGTGCGAGACGCTGCCATGCCACTCTCCTGGGGCTAGTCGACTAACTGGAGCTAGACGACTAGGTTAGCCGACTAACAGCTAGACGGCTAGCCCTCACTAGCCGTCTAGCTGTGACACGGAAACGCTCTGACCTGCACTGACGCGCCAACACCCTGGCCAGGGTGGCCAGGCAGGTGGCCAGGGTCCTCGAGGACCCTGGCCACCTTTTTGCGCTGGTCAGGGGGTGTTGTCCAGGGTGTCCAGGGTCTTTCTCTATTGAAGTGTCTAAGGGGTAGTAATTAGAGGACTAGTAGTTAGCCGTCTAGTGCTAACTACTAGGGAGCGCGCCAGCGGCACATAACCCTGGCCACCCTGGCCAGGCGGCGCCAATAATGGCCGTGACCAGGGCGGATGGCCTGGCCAGGGTCACTCAAAAGACCCGGGCCAGGATGGCCCAGCCTGGACAGGAGCCTGGCCACCGAGGCCTATCCGGCCCACTATTCCTGTGCTATAGTCGTGCTATGACCATCCTGACCGCCACCGACCGCCCCGGCGGACCCCTGGAGCCGAGCCGGCTCTCATTGGCCGCCCACGCGGCCACCCGGCCCGACCTCGCCGAGCGGGCAGCCGCGCACTGCCGGCAGAGGCTGACCCGGCGGGCGCAGCACTTCCAGAACGCGGTCACCGAGGTGGAGAGCGTCACGGTGATGTTCGCGATCGAGGCCGGCTACGACTTCGTGTACGGGGTCAATGCCTGGCGCTGTCGGGTCAAGCTGCCGCTGGGTCTGCGTCGGGCCGGCATCGCGGTCGCCGAGATGACCCGGACCGGGCTGGTGCGCGACTACCGCAGTCCGGCGAGCGGCGAGCGGGTGCTGTTGCCGGCACCGGTGCACCTGGCCGCGGGCGGGCTGAGCGCCTGCCTGTTCGTCGGCGAGGACCTGGGCCCGATGCGGGCACGGCTGGCCGGACACGTCAGCCTGGTGGACTGCCGAGAATGTCTCGCATTAGCCGACCGGCCGGCTGGCCCATTGTCGTAATGATAAGCTATAGTGCACGAATGATGACAAGGGACATTCCACCAGCGCCCGACCTGACCGAGGGCTGGCGCCAGGGGCGCGCCGGCTACCCGAGCCGTGGGCCGAAGCTTGGACCGGCCTGGTCGTGGTGCTGGGAGCAGTTGCACAACAGCCACGACTGGCAGGATGGGGTCGAGCTCGCCGCGCAGGCCGCGAGCCATTTCGAGCTCAAGCCGGCCACCGTGACGCAGCTACTCACCCGGATGGCCACCGCGAACCTGATCGACCGTCAGCACCGGCAGGTGCCCTCGGGCCGCGGCCCCCGCTCGCGATCGTTCTACCGCATCAAGGAATCGTCCTGATGTCCGGGATCAGCAGGTACGGACATTCCATCGAGTGGCTCTGATGGTCGCCACGCGCGCCACCTGGACGCCACCGGAGGGTATGACGCCCACGGTGGTCACCGGCTGGCGCACGTTCTACGCCAAGATCGGTGACCAGTACGGGCTGAGCCCCGCCGACTACCGGGCGCTGTACCTGGCCCAGGCTGGCCGGTGCTATATCTGCCGGACCGCCAAGGGCATGCACCCGGACGACCCGAAAGGCCGCGGCGGGCGCCGGCTGGCCGTGGACCACAACCACCTGCTCGGCAATCGGCGCGAGGCCGTGCGGGGACTGCTGTGCTCCGGGTCGGTGTCCGCGGACACCTGCAACCGGTTGATCGCCCGGTACGGGCCGGACGCGCTGGGCCGCGCGGTGAGCTACCTGACCGCGCCGCCGGCACAGGCCGTGTTCCGGACCCTGGATGAGAACGCCAAGACCGTGGAGGGACGTCATGGATGACCACTTCGCCGAGTTGCTGGACTACCTGAGGGCGCGCCTGGACTCCGAGGAGGCCGAGGCGGACGCGGTGCTATTCCCGCCGCCCGGCCACTACGACAAGAGCGCCCATGCCGACACCGTGCGCGAATGGGCGCGGCACCGGATGGCCAGCATCGAGGCCATCCGGTGGGTACTGGAGATGGAGCACGAGTTCGGCATGGACAGCGACTTGCAGGGTGCGGAGCAGGTCTGGCAGATCGCGGTGTGCCGGCTGGCGCAGCAGTACGAGGGCCGCGAGGACTGGCGGACGGAGTGGACACGGTGACACCGCTGGCCAAGCTCATGGAGCTGCCCACCGTGGAGGTGGCCTTGCCTGCGGGTGCGGCAACGTTCGTGCGCCAGGCCACCTCCCACGGCTGGGAGGTGCGGCACCGGATCACCCGCGGACCGGTGCCCACCACCGGCAAGGACAACTACGTCACCGCCGAGATCGCGGGTGTGTGGCTGCACGGCTACGGGTTCCGGGCGTTCGCCACGTGGGAGCGCCAGCCGGAAGGCTCGGCCAGCGCGCAGGCCTGGAAATGGCGCTCGGCGGCCGCCCGGCCATTGGGTAGACCGCACCACACGTGGTGGAAGTTCTACACCATGGCGCAGTGCAAGGCGTTCCTGATGGCCAAGGGCTGGGTTCCGACCCAGGCGTAATGCCGTACTCTCACCATCCGATCCACCACGTGTCCAGGCCGGTGCGCTGTGGTGATCATCGCTAGGCCGCCCAGTTGAGACCTCCCGTCCTTGGTCTCCTGGGCGGCCTAGCCCATTGTTGAGCCCATGGCACAAGGGGGCAGAGCAGATCTCCATAACGACCGGGTGGAACGGGGGCGTCGTGCGCGGGTGGTACGGGAGCACATGGAGAGCCATGGAGCGATCTGTCCGGGCTATCAGCGGGCGCCCCATCCGGCAGCGGACCTGACCGCGGACCACCTGGTATCGGTGGTCAGCGGTGGTACCCCGCATGGCCCACTAGGTGTGCTATGCCGATCATGCAATAGCAAGAAAGGAAAGCACGCTCAATGCGTGTCGATTCCCGCTATCCGCTCTCGCCCTTGGTGATAGTCATTGATGAATGAATGGCAAATGCACAGGTAGGGGGGTGGGTTCGCGCCATGAACCCTTTCCTTACCGACCCCAAGTCCTTTGTCGTCACATTTCCCCCCGCGCGGCCCACAAAATGGCAGGTCCAGGCCTCAGAACAGTGATGAGGATCGCTGCGTGCAGCGCGTCCTAGGATGGCCTTCGCGCGGGGCCGGCGATCACTTGCTATAGTCCAGGACATGCGCATCCGCTTCCGGCCCCGGATGGGACCCTTCGTGCTCGACACCACACCCCGGCGCCGGACCGCGCCGGTCCCCCACGCCGAGGAACTGATCCTGCTGTGCATCGTTCTAGGAATCATGGTGGTGATTGGCGCGATGCTGCTGGTGTCCCTGCTGTGATCTGGCCGATGGTCGAGTGCCGGTGCCGGCATCCCTACGCGGTGCACGTGCACTTCCGGCGTTCCACGCACTGCGGGCACTGCGGCACGGTCGGCTGTCCGCGGTTCCGGATCCGCCGACTGGTCTGGACGCGCCCGTGACCCTCGCCGAAGACCTCAACCTCGAGGCGCTGAACGGCGGCGCACATGCCCTGGCCGAGGAAGCCTGCCGGATCAAGGCTCGGCTCGACAAGCTCGAGGCCATCATCACCGGCGGCGACGATTCGTGGCTGAACGTCCAGGAGAGGGCCGGCGAGCTCGAGGTGGTCGTCAACCGGCCGCTGGCCGAGGCCCGGCAGCAGGCACTGGCTTTGCGCGCGGTCCTCGCCGAGCTGCGCGCCTTTCAGGGGGTCAAGGACGCGCCGCCGCCGGCTGCCGCTGATCCGGCGGATGAGCTGGCGGCGGCGCGTGCCGCCAAGCGGGCGGCGGCCAGCACGTAGGCTGATCGCATCATCTGACGCGGTGATGCTGCTGGGAAGGGAAACGGGCCTCGATCACCGGGGCCCGTTTTCGCGTCCTATGTCCCTACCATGGCGCCATGTCCCAGCTACTTGCCGCGCCCCGGCCCCGGATCTGCCACGCCCCGGCGTACGCCTACTCCAGCGGCGCCGAGGCCGCCGAGCTGGCCGCCAGCGCCGGTCTGAACCTGTTCCCCTGGCAGCGCGACGCGCTCGAGCTGGGCCTCGGCGAGACCGCGGACGGCAAGTGGGCCGCGTTTCAGGTGTCGGTGGTGGCGCCACGGCAGAACGGCAAGGACGCGATCTTTGAGGCGCTCGGGCTGTTCTGGCTGTTCGTCACCCGCGAGCGCCTGATCGGGCACTCGGCACACGAGTACAAGACGGCCATGGAAGCGTTCCGCCGGCTGATCGGGCTAATCGAAAATACCGATAGCCTGCGCAAGCGGGTCAAAAAGATCATCAACACGAACGGCGAAGAGGGCATCGAGCTGACTCCGGCGGCCGGCGGCGGCCGGATGCGGTTCCTGGCCCGGTCCAAGGGCGCCGGCCGAGGCTTCTCCTTCGACAAGGTCATCTGGAATGAGGCGTACGCGCTGACCGGCCCGCAGGTGGACGCGGTGCTGCCGACCATGAGCGCCCGGCCGAACCCACAGTTGTGGCTGGGCAGCAGTCCACCGCTGGACGTGGCCACCGGCGAGGCGCTGTTTCGGGCCCGCCGTCAGGCGATAGCCGGCGCCGCCGGCCAGGTGTACCTGGACTACGGCGCCGAAGGCTGCCTGGACGCGCTGGCCACGGTCGACCTGGACGACCGGGCGCTGTGGGCGCGCTGCAATCCGTCCTTCCCGGTGCTGATCAGTGAGGAAGCCATCGCCCGGGAGCGGGCCGTGATGGATCCGGTCGGCTTCGCCCGGGAGCGCCTCGGCATCTGGCCGCCGGATCTCTCGCTCGGCCACGGCGTGATCAGCAAGGCGCAGTGGGACGCGCACGCCGGACCGGTGCCCACGCTGGTCGGGCGCCCGGTGTTCGCGCTGGATGTCACCAGCCGCTCGGGCGGGCTGGTCCGGGCCTCCGTCGGCCTGGCGCAGCGCCGCGCCGACGACGCGATCCACCTCGAACACATCCTGGGCGGGGCCGGCACGTCGTGGTGCGTGGCCGAGCTGGCGCGGCTGAATAAGGCTCACAACGCGGTCGGGACCGTGGTCGATCCCGGTAGCCCGGCCGGATCGTTGATACCAGAACTGACGGAAGCAGGTGTCAACGTCCTAACGATGACAACTAGGGATGTAGCATCTGCCTTCGGCATGATCTATGACGCGGCCACGGAAGACAGCGGGGATCAGCGAATTGCTCACCTGGGCCAGCACGAACTCGCCGCCGCCGTGGCGGGCGCAGTGAAGCGGCCCGTCGGCGATGGTCACGCCTGGGACCGGCGCAACGCCACGGTGGACGCCACCCCCTTGGTGGCCGTCACGCATGCCCTGTGGGGCCAGGTCACGCACGGCAAAGAGGCTGCGGTCCTGCCCTGGGTAGCGTTCGCGTGAGCTTCCTGCAGGAATTGACCCGCTGGACGACCCCGCAAACCACCGACCTGGCCCGTTCGTATAACCCGGCCTGGGATCAGTACGTGCAATGGCGTGAATCCATGTTCACGTTCCAGGGCAGCGCGTACGGCGGCGGCGCGTTCACCACCACGATGCCCGGCAGCCGGGTGGAACCCCCGTCGGACACCTTCGCCGGCTACGTACAGGCCTGCTACAAGGCCAACGGGGTCATTTTCGCGGTGTCGATGGCCCGCGCCCGGCCGTTTTCCGAGGTCCGATTCAAATTCCGCCGGCACGGGCAGTCCGGCGGCGGCAACGACCTGTTCGGCAACACCGATCTCGAGGCGCTGGAGCGTCCCTGGCCCGGCGGCACCACCCAACAGATGCTGTTGCGCGCCGAGCAGGACATCACCGCTGGTGGCACCTTCTTTTTGGCCCGATCCCGCGACGGATCGCGGCTGTTGCGCCGCCGGCCGGACTGGATGGAGTTCATCCTGTCCGCCCCGCCGGACCTGGCCACCGAATCAGACATTCTCGGCTACAAATACACCGCCGGGGGGCCCCTCTCGCGCGGCCCGGTAGCGCTGTACACGCTGGACGACTGCGTGCACTGGGCACCGATCCCGGATCCGGAGAGCCAGTACCGGGGGATGTCCTGGATCACCCCGGTGGTCAAGGAATTCCTCGCGGACCAGGCCTCCACCCAGCACAAGCTGCAGTTCTTCTCGAACGCGGCCACGCCAAACCTGGCGGTCTCGCTCAAGGACACCGTGACCGTGGAGCAGTTCCGGGAGTTCGTGGCCGCCGCCAAGGCGTCCACCGAGGGCATCGGCAATGCCTACAAGACCATGTACCTGGGCGGCGGCGCCGACGTCACCCCGATCGGCACCGACCTGCGCCAGCTCGACTTCGCGGTCACCCAGGGCCACGGCGAGACCCGGGTGGCCGCCGCCGGTGGCGTGCCGCCGATCGTGGTCGGGCTCTCCGAGGGTCTGCAGGCGGCCACGTACTCCAACTACGGGCAGGCCAAACGCGCGTACGGGGACCTGTTCCTGCGCTCGCAGTGGCGCTCCTTTGTCGGGGCGGTCGCGCCGCTGGTGGCGGTGCCGGACGGCGCCGAGCTCTGGTACGACGCGTCCGACGTGGCGTTCCTGCGCGAGGACGCGATGGACCTGGCGCAGACCATCTCCACCACCGCGGCCACCATCAACGCGCTGATCGCGGGTGGGTTCGTGCCCGACTCGGCGGTCAAGGCGGTCCTGGCCGAGGATCTCTCGCAGCTCAAGCATTCGGGCATGCTCAGCGTGCAGCTGCAGGAACCGGGGGTGCCGGCCGGCGCCGACCCGGCCGCGGTCGACCCGAACGCCGACCCGAACGCCCCGGACCCGGCCTCCGATCAGGCAACCGCCGATGCGCTCGACCAGATTGGGGCCTGACCGTGGTTTTCGACGAGAGTAAGCACGCCCGCGGCAAGGGCGCCCAGGGCGGCCAGTTCGTGAGCAAGGGCGCGTCCAGCGAGAACGACACGGTCGGCTACGACGCCAAGCACGGCACCGGCGCCGGCTACGGGGCCAAGGGCGGCGACAAGCGGGTCAAGCAACTGCAGACCGCGCTGAATGAGCTCGGCCTCAAGGACTCGGCCGGTAACCCGTTGAAGGTGGACGGCAAGCTGGGCCCGCGGACCACCGCCGCGATCAAGCGGGCGCAACGCCGGCTCGGCCTGCCCGCCGACGGCAAGGTGTCCCCGGCGCTGCTCAAGCAGATCCGGGAGATCAGCGCCAAGCACAAGGCCGGCACGCACAAGGCCGGCGCCCGCCGGCCCGCTGCGCACCACAAGCCGGCGACCCACCACAAGGCCCCGGCCCATCACCGGCCCGCCGCGCACCACAAGCCGGCGCCGAAGAAGGCCGCACCGAAACCGCCGCCGGCCCGCAAGCTGACCGCGGCTGAGCAGTCCCATGCCCTACTGCAGCGAGTCTGACGGGGAGCACCCATGCCGGAGATCATCCGATACGAGCGGATCTTCCCCCTGGATGACATCGAGATCCAGCGCGGCGGGGACGGCCGGACCGTGACCGCGTACGCCGCGGTGTTTGACCGCGAGGTGGAAATCCGGGACCAGCACGGCCACTATTTCGAGGACATCCACCGCGGCGCGTTCAACAAGACGCTCGCCGAGTGGCGCCCCGGCAAGGTCAAGGTGCTCTACAACCACGGCTACGACGCCGACGGGCAGCCCAACATGGTGGGCAGTGTGCCGATCGCGACCGCCCTCGAGGCCCGGGTCGACGGCCGGGGCCTGCTCACGGTGTCCCGGTACAACGACTCGCCGATGGCTGATGCGGTCCTGGCCGCCATCAAGGGCGGGCAGATCACCGGGCAGAGCTTCCGGGGCCGGGTGTACCAGTCCAAGGAACGCGGCCGGCGCGGCGGCCTGCCGATCGTCTCGCGCACCGAGCTGGGCCTGAGCGAGTACGGACCCACCGCGAGCCCCGCCTACGAGGATGCCGGCATCGTGGCCGTGCGCTCCCAGCCGGACCACTCCGAGCTGCGCGAGTTGGTCCGTACACTGATCACCGAACAACTGGGCACGTCGCTTGCCAGCGCCGCCCAGGACGGCCACCCCACCGTGGGGCCGGTCACGTCAGAGCCGGCCGCTGGCCACTCGGGACGCTTGCACGCCCGGCGCAACTCGCTGCGCGTGCGCTCGATTCTGAGTGGAGCAATCAGTGCCCAAGCGCCGGACCGTGGCGGAGATCGAGTCCGCCCAGGAGATCTGCCGTAACACCATCTTCGAGGTCCAGGACCTCGAGGAACCCACCGATGCCGACCTGACCCGCTCGGACGCGGCGCTGGCCGAGTTCGAAGAGCTCGAGGTGCTGCGCGCCGAGGCCGTCGAGTACGAGGACCGCATCGAGGTGGTCCGCAACGCCAGCCTCGCCGCCGCCAACGTCGAGCCCGGCGACCAGCGCGAGACCGAGGTGACCCGCGCCCGCCGCGGCCCCGAGGTGATGCGCCGCGTCGACCCGTTCGAGGTGCTGCGCGCCGACACCCGCCACATGGACAAGCGGGAAATCACCCGCGCGATGATCGACTCGAACCTCAAGGCGCTCGAGGCGTTCGAGCTCCCGCAGGGCTACGAGGGCAGCCTGGAGACGTTCCTCAAGCGGCACGCCCGGGACACCTCCTGGGCCACCAACCTGCTCTCCCGGATGCGCCCCGAGTACGTGGACGGCTGGGAGAAGGTGATGACCGGCCGCGACCTGCACCTCTCGGACATCGAGCGGGCCGCCATGGCGGTCGGTACCAACACCGCCGGTGGCTACCTGGTGCCCACGCACCTGGACCCGACGCTGATCCTCACCAACTCGGGCACGTCCAACGTCATCCGCGGAATGTCCCGGGTGGTCACGCTGACCGGCGGCGCGAACAAGTGGAACGGTGTCACCACCGCCGGCTCGACGGCCAGCTGGGACGCCGAGCTCACCGAGGTCTCCGACGACACCCCGCCGGTCGCGCCCGCGCAGATCCCGGTGTTCAGCGCGAAGAGCCTCATCCAGGCCTCGATCGAGAGCTTCGAGGACATCTCGGGCCTCGGCAGCGATGTGTTGATGCTGCTCGCCGACTCCAAGGACCGGCTCGAGGGCGCCGCGCACGCGACCGGTAACGGCACCACCGCGCCGACCGGTATCGTCACGGCGCTGGACGCCAACACCAACGTCGAGATCAGCCTGACGACCGGGCACACCTGGACCCTGGCGGACATTCAGAACGTGTGGCGCTCGGTGCCGGTGCGCTGGCGCGGCAAGTCCGAGTGGTTGATGAACCCGCTGTTCCTCGGCGAGATCCAGGCCCTGGGCACCGCCCTGTCGGCCAGCTACTCGACCAACCTGGCCGAGGGCTACACCGACCGGATTCTGGGCCGCCCGGTCACCGTCTCCGACGACATGCCGGCGACCAGCCAGACCACCACGGTGGACAACCTGCTGGTGTACGGCGACTTCTCCAACTTCGTCATCGTGGACAAGCCGGGTTCCACCTCGGTGGAGTTCATCCCGCACCTGTTCAACACCAGCAACAACCTGCCGGATGGTCGCCGGGCCTGGTACATGCACTTCCGCAACGGCTCGGACTCGGTCAACGACCTGGCCTTCCGCCTGCTGCAGGACAAGACCACCGCATAGTCGGACAGTGGGGCGGGAACTAGGCGAATTGCCACCCCGCCCCACCAGGAAAGGAACGACTCATGGTCTACGACAAGGCGAAGAGCGGCGACCCGGACTACGACGACAAGGTGCCCGCCGAGCAGCACATGGGCAAGACCGTGACCGCGCCGGACGGCCGGGAGGCCATCATCACCGAGGCCACCGGCCCGGTGGACGCGGCGACCGGGCAGCACGTCAACCTCGACGCGGCCCCGGCCGGTGAGGGCGACAACCGCCCGGCGCCCGGCGGCGTGGCCGCCGAGGCGTCCGACGTGCAGACGTACGACCGTGATGACGTCGCGCCGGCCAAGGCCACCAAGGCCAAGGCCACCCGCACAGGGCGCGACTAGATGGACCGGGGCACCCGAGGGGTTTGGCAAGGGCTCACCGGGTGCCCCAACCTTGCCGCACCCCTTGCCGAGAGTGAGCACCGATGACCGACACCGCCAGCGTGATCCCCGCGTTCCTGGACAATCACCAGTGGTCGGCCTGTTTCGGGCTGTCCTGGACCGACCTGATGCTGGCCGACCAGGCCGGTCCCGGCCACATTGTGCGCCCCGGCGGCATGTACCTGCGTGAGGTGGCCGGCACGATGGGCGTGGCTGCCGGCCGCTCCGAGGTGGCCCGCAAGTTCCTGGCCACCGGCGCCGACTGGCTGTTCATGA